AATCGACAAACTTTCTTTGTCCTTTAGCATCACGTTCTACTACACGGACTTTGTCTTCATCTCTTTTATAAAATGCGTCTATGTAACTCATATTACCTTAAGTTTTTTTAAATTACGTATCCAAAAGTTGTCTTTGTCAATTTCATATTCAAAGTTTTGTGTGGTTGGATTAACTTGTAATTCAGCGGCTCCGTTTCTTATATGAAATCTTCTTGCCATATCTGTCAGTGGCGATAGTGTGACTACTCTTGTAATTTGATCTTGCTTTCGTGCATGAGCGATCAATTGATTAACAATCATTCTGCCTGCTCCACGTTCTTTACTCCACACGGTGTACGCAACTGCAATGTGACCATCTGGATCAGTGAACCTGTCAAGTTCCCTAGTTGTAGTAGGAACCATTTTTGTATATGCCACACAGATTGTGGCCGCTCTTTCACCTTGGTCGTTAACCAATGCATATATTGTTCTGCCCGGACTTGTTCTAAACTCCACAGTGAGTTCAGGTCTCACTGGGTCTTCTTTTGTGTCAATATGATCAATTGATTTTAGTTTGTATGTCATAATAAAAATACTTTTATGTTACCTATTATGTTCATTATCGTAAACCAACTAGCCAATACAAGTGTCCAAATTATTCTTCTTCTCCAACAAGCAATAGCCAGTGTGCTTGATCCTACAAGATACACAGGAAACACATACTCCATTATAGGATAAGGAGAAGTAAAAGTCAATATCACAGATCCTGCAATAGTAAATGCCACACTTACAATTTCGAGATAAAATGCTGTCTTATCTGTGTTGTAACTGTTTACCCAAAATTCTTTGAGTAAAGACAGCACTAAATTTTACCTGCGGCTGTTAAGATCGATTCAACAATATCCATATCATCTGACACACCTTTGTAATTGTCTTTGTGTGCAATATTAATGGCTTTGTTAATCATGGCTGGTTTTAGTTCTAGTTCTTCGGCAAGTGCTTTGACTGTGTCTCGAAGTCCACCTTTGAGATCATCAACTTCACCAAGAACCTGAGATCCTTGATTGATAATTTGTATTAATTTTTGTTTTTCTGCTTCATTGAAATTTCGCATGTTTTCTCCTTTTAACTATTATACTTTATGATTGTAATAAAAGCAATTATTTTTTAGGCTTTGTTGAAACTCTTATTGGCTTTTTACCAGGTCCGCCTCCGGTATCTTTACCACCTCTACCTGCTTTTCTTTGTGCTGATCTTTTTCTTGCAACTGCTGACTTTTTCTGTTTTTTCGTCATTGAACGAGCCTTGGATGCTGGTACACATTTTGCGTAACCTCTTTTTGAACCTGATGTGCCACACTCAGGATGTCCACCACCCTTTTTCTTTTTGGCAATGTTGACCCATTTCTGTTTGAACCATTTTCGTAGTCCACCTTTGTATTTTCTTTCATTTAGTATTAGATCTCCACAATTAATGCAAAAATCAAAATTATCAACTAAACTATCTAGATCGTAATTAGGTTGTATTGCTCCGTGTTTCTTTTTGGCAATCATGTCCATTTGTAATGCTACCTTGAAATCAAAATCTGTAACATCTTTAGTCCGATGTGTATAAATCTTTACTAGAACTTCATCATAAAACACGCCAAGATCAGCATGGTGATCCAATTCTTCTTGTGGTTTAATCGTATCAATTAAAAATTTTATCACTTGAAAATAATCTTCAAACTTATATCTTTTTTGTAAACTGTTATCTTTGTATTCCCAATCAGGTAGAAACTTTTTTCTTAAC